CCTTTGGTTCATCGCCAGTTAAACTACGGAGTGAATACGCAGCAGAAGCCCCAGAACCAATGTTCAAGAGGCTTTGGCCCACCCTGTTCAGGCGGGGCTGACGACCGATTGCCTGATCCAGACTGATGTGCATATTAGACCTTGTGGAATACTGCTAGACCAGTTGAATTAACTGTGCCTGCTGTAAAGTTACCGTAAAGAATAGTCCCAGCACCAAGCGTTGTATCCAGATTACCAACATTGGTTACATTTGTAGAAGCCAAGTTTGAAAGGGTTGTATCCTTTAGTATCTGAATAGCACCATATGTGCCAGCGGGTGCAGATCCATTAGTTACAGCTACTGATCCAGCGGATGAGAACTCAAGGGCGTTGTTGCGTGAAGATGCCATAATGTTATTATATCACAGGGGTTATCGGGATTGCCGATTGACGTAAGTTGAGAATCGTTTGTTGATTGTGTTGTTGTTTGATCGGATGTCGATCTTTTCTAGCTCAAGTGCTAGGTAGTTTTTAGCCATTCCTTCTTCTGCTATAGCTTCCTCTTGTTTGTTCTGAACACGAAGGAAATCAGCGTAAGAAGAATGAGCAATGTAATTAAAGAACTCTCCTGGGACCTCTACGCTTGAATCATAGTATCCAGAGGTAACGTCAAACGGAGTGAACTGCTTCTTGTAGGAAACAAAGGCGGTGTTATCCGTGGTGCTAATCACGTTTAGAATATTAGCCCCGTCAAAATCTGCAAAGAATTCGTACTCAATAGCTGAGTTATTCAGGAACGCTTGTTTGCGGTGAATCCGATTGAAGTCACCGATGGTATCCTTGCCTGTTTGTGCGTAAGGTATTAAGTTCTTGGGAAGAATAATAGGAGGACCATTGGCACTTCCATTTTCTGTCCATATGACTACGTCCTCAATGAGGTCCTTCTTTACCGCATCAGCTTCAGTAAACTTAGCTGTTCCAGCCGCTGACAAAACAATTTCATCGTCAGTGTTAACGGTATGGTTGCCACTGATGCCAGTAACAATAATCCAAGCGTTACTTGTGTTTTTGTAAATGTAAGTTGTGTTAGTACTGCCACCTTGATAAACATTAGTCCCAGTTTTGCCGTGAGCACCTGAGTTCAAACCGAGCAACTTGTAGTTCTGGTTCATCTGGGTATGCAGACCAGCAGTAATACCAGATATATTATAAGCGTAAATATCACGCTTTTCTCCACTAACAAGGTATCGAGGCCAGACAGGGCTTTCATCAAAAGCCTCTTGAAACCTACGGTTAATAAAGTGCCGAAGCTGATCTTGTTCACCCGTTGCAAGTTGACCACCAGTACCTACCAGTGCTGAGATTAACTTAAATAGGTCGCCGTAGGTTCTAGTCTGCATTATGCTTTGTTCGGGCTAAGTTCTGGGAACTTCTTGTTGTAGTACTTTAAAAATTCTTTAGAATGCACAGTCTCTTGACCGTACTTCTTGACTAGTCGGAAGTACTCACGTGCTGGTATGGTAGCTACTGGCTTACCAAGTGTAGGGTGAGTAGTCCCGCGTAATTCTGCTGCTTCTTTTTTGGCCTGCTCTACACGAGCCTTTTCCGTTTTTCGCTCAAGTGCAAAGCCGCTCTGGATCTCGTGCATAAACGCAGCATCCAGTTCTCCGTCCGTGTATGCCTTTTCGGGCAACGTAGTAATAATTTGCGTCATAAAATAAAGGAAGGGAGTGGCCGCTACGCAGCCACCCCCAACCAGAATTTAATTAGAAACCAAGGCGGCGAATACGAAGCAGCAAGGTAAGCTTGCCACTTGTACTTCCGTCAAGAGCACTAGCAGAAATGATGGTAATGTTACCATCGCCAGTAGCGATAGCTTTAGTTCCACCAGCAGCACCGTCATCATCAAGTGATGTTCCAGTGTCAACTTTGATTTGAGCAGTGTTTACATTCGAGTTAAGAATGAACGCTTCAGTTACAGCAGCACCTGCTGTTACACTTGCATCATAACCAACCTTAAGGTTAGAAGAAACGCTGAACGCTTCAGTAATGTTAAGTGCAGCACCCTCGATGACATCACCTTCTTTAACAGGGATGTTTACTTGAGTAGTAGTGTTACCAGCGGCAGTCGTGAAGTCACCAGGTGTAAGGGTGATTTCGTCAGTATAGCCAGATGTTCCAGCTTCATTTACAGTTAAACGTGACATATTATTATATCTCCTTTGTGAAGGGTTAAGCAGTTGCGACAATCTTGCCGTGAGCACCAGGGTTGTATACACCGAGTGTCAATGCACAGTCAACGAATCCACGCTCACCGCCACCAAGATTTGGAAGACGAGTAGAACCCATTGGGATAAGCTCGTGAACACCGTAGTATTCTGGGTTTACTAAGTAACCAGACATTCCTGCTTGACCAGCTTGTGTTGGCATACAGTCAGGATTTCCGTTTACAATAGAAACGATACCGTGGTCGCTTTGATATAGGTCAACGCTAAGTTTGATTGAACCGCTGTTGCCGTCATAGTTAACTGAACGAATGTTTTCAGTTGCACCAGCAGAAACACGTGCGAAGTCACTGATGTCGCTACGAAGAGCAGTATCAGCAATAAGCATTAGGTTGTCAGTAGAACCAGTAACAGTGAAGATGGATGTAATAAGAGCGTTAAGCTCTGATTCAGCAAACACATCATCAGTTACGTCAGCAATACTTCCAGCAGGTGTGCGGAAAGTAGCAGGAACATCAGCAGGAGCACCAGCACCACCAGTGTTGGCAGTGGACTCAAGCCATTTTCCAAGACCACGAAGGGCATTAGCAACACCAGCACCGTTTTCAATAGCACTGTCTTGTGCACCAGCAAGTGTAGCTTCGATGTCACGTTTTAGTTCACGGATAGCTTTAGCTTCTGCTTGAGCAATCTTAGCAGGACCAACGGAATCAACAGCCTCTTGGAGGTCGGAAACCATATAATCACGACGGAACTTTTGAACACGATTACCAAGGCGAGCACGACCAGCGAATTGGTCAGTGAATGCAGTTACGTCAGCACCTTCAGAGATACCAGCAGTACTTGGAGCACTTAGCGAATCAACAGTCCACTCTACGTTAGTAGCAGTAGCACGTTGTTTGTTAGCCGAAGAGAGAATAGGAGTCTCTTCAGGAGCAAGGATAGTCAAGACATCAGTCAAGTCTTCCCGATTGGAAACACCAGAACCAGTATTGGTGGTGTCGAATGTATTTGAAAAGGACATTTTAAATAAGTATTAAGATTATCGTTGTTGCATTTTAAGTTTGCGAAGCTCTGCGAAATCACGAGCGTTACCCGTCTGCTTGAATCTGGACTCTAATTCTTTGAGAGCCTTAACTGCTCTAGAAGAAGTTTTTTCTGATTGTGCGGAAGAAGGTGTGGCTGTACTTGGGGGATTCAACTTAGGGCTTTTCTTGACCTGTGCTACAGGCTTGCGTCCGTAGATGCTGTTTGTAGCGTGAGCAAAAAAGTAATCAAGTTGAGCAGCGACATCTGGTGCTTCTCGTTTCACGACTTCCTTAAGTCTTTTGAAACGTTCATCGCCCACTGTGGATTCAAATTGTTTGCGGAGGTCATTGTCCTCACCCTCTAGCCATTTTAGTTCCTTCTTCGCTCTTTCTCCGAATGCTTCGGTAAGTTGCTGACCCTCTACTTGGGCTTGAACTTTGGATAGTTGGTCAGGCAAGAAGGTTTTCTGTGCCTTACGTGCTTTAAGCAACGCTTGACGGACTTCCTTCTTTGTCCATTCCTTCCCATCAATTTCTGTTACCACATCATCTGCGGAGTAACCATCACTTTCAAAAATGAGATCCTCGGCCCACTCAACGATGCCATCAACCTCAGCAGATTTCTCTTGCAGTTTTTCAACTGAGTCGAGATTACTGTAGGGATTGTTGTCAACCTTGCGTGATTCCAATGGATTCTTTTGCGAAAGCTTAGCTTCCATCTGAGCCAACCGTTCCTCGGCTGCTTTACGCTTGGCAGTAAGTTCGCCAAAACGTGCAACAGCACGTGACCCTAGCTTCTCAGATAACTCCTTGAGATCATCTTCGGACATATCGTCCAAATCAAACTGTGAAAGAACATCTTCGGATTCAGTACTCTCGGACTCCTCGGTGGCCTCTTCGCTTTGGACCTCCTCGGTTTCTTCCTGTACTTGCTCCTCGGTTTCTTCGGTAGCTTCCTCCTCTGGTTCTGTTTGTTCCTGAACCTGATTCGTTAGCTCACCGAGTCGCCTTGTAGCAAAATCCGTGACGGATATATTAGTATTTTCCACTGTGTTTTGTACTGGTTCAGCGTCTCCAGTTGTAATTTCGTCTGTCATATCTATCCACTCATTAACGCCGAGCGAGGGCGATGGTTTGGATTATATCACATACGTTACAATACATCCTTGAATCGAGCCTGTAGCATTTGCCAATCAGACATCTGAAGGATTTGATCGTAAGTAAGGATACGCCCCGAAAGTTGTTGAAGCTTGCTTGTTTCAGCTTCGTGCATCTCTGATATAACTTCTTCTCGAAGTGAAGCAATCATCCCGACGAATCGTCCGAATGAATCATGTGCTTGTAATGCTTTTAAGTCTTCCTGTATTGTCATAAATTATCGTGCGGCTGAACGCATCAATTTTTCTGTCCGTGGTCCACGGCTCTTTACCTGTCTGTACCAGTTACTGTCCACCATTTCATCGGCAGCAGCGGAGTAGTCATCTGCGTCCAAAGCTGCCTTCATCTTCTTGAACTTCTTGAGCTTAGTTAGTCCTAGGTTGAATGCCATATCTACGATAGCTTTCTTGACTGGCTCTGGCCGTTTAGCGAACTTTGGATCGAACTTCTGTGCATCCCCGAATGCTTGGGTCAAGCTATGATTGTACAGTTTAATGATGTCATCACGCTCTAGCTCTTTACCTGCTAGTATTTCCTTTAGATCCAAGCCCATGTTGGCTATTACCTTTTGGTTTCCTTTATCCTCAAGGTTAAGGCCGATACCAATGGTACGGTTCCCTTTTGTGTCCCTGTAAACCTTGGGAAGCAAACCTTCATTTTCAATGAACATATTTCTATATTCGGTTGCTCGGATGTCCTGTGCCCGACGAGAGGCTTGTTGAGAGGGCGTAAGATTATCTGCCATAATAAATGAACTAGCTATTAACCAAAGGAGTACTGCGTACTTATAGGTTCTGTGTATCAATTTCACCCATCTGTGCTGGTGCTGTACCTACACGACCAATCTGAGCATTCTGTGCTTGCTGCACCTGGAAGGTGTACTGACCT